TGAAGAATTAAAATTATTAATAGACCAAAAGGGTCTCGTAGCTTAATATTTATAATCATGAAAGTAGACGTATTTAAAAAACTTATTAAAGAAGCTGTCCGTGAAGTTCTAAGAGAAGAATTATCACATGTTAAACCTACTCCCATACAAGAAAACAGAAATATGAGTTTTACAACTCAAGATGTTGATATGGTAGCGTATAGACAGAATCTAGCCGCTTCTATGGGGTTAACACCCCCATCTCAACAACCTTATTCAAATCCCCAAGCTCAATCAACAGGAAATCCATATTTAGATATTATAGCTGAAACTGCATCTACTATGACTCCTCAAGATTTAGCAGCAATGAGACAATATAACGAATAAATATGCCAATACCTCAGGTAATACGAATAGATCCTAGAGATTTAGATAAAAATGTATCTATAGGTATTTCCTTACCCTTTAATGCAAGTGGAGTATTTCCAAAAACATATTCTACTAAAGAACAAATTAAATCTAATTTAATTAATCTTTTATTAACTTATAAAGGAGAAAGAATTGAAAATCCCGAATTTGGAGCTGATTTACCTAGATTGTTATTTGAACCTATAAGTGATGATACTTTTTACAAAATCCAAGACCAAATATTAACTAATGTGGGTATATATATTCCTGAAGTTACTATTTTAAATATAGAAATAAATCCTGATACTGATAAAAATACAATTTTAATAAAAATAGAATATAAATTAAATATTTCAGGACAGCAGGACAATATTATAATCGAACTACAATGATAAATGAGGATAAAAATATTAAATATGTAAATAAAACTTTTAGTGATTTTAAATCATCACTTCAAGAATTTGCAAAAAGTTATTTTCCTACAATATATAATGATTTTTCAGAAGCATCTCCAGGGAATATGTTTATTGAAATGGCATCATATATTGGTGATGTATCTTCGTTTTATATAGATTCCCAAATTCAAGAAAATTTTTTATTATTAGCTAAAGAAAAGGAAAGTTTATATAATTTAGCTTATTCATTTGGTTATCGTCCTAAAGCATCATATGCTTCTAGTACTGTGGTAGATGTATACCAATTACTTCCTAGTATAATTAGTGGATCTCAATCATCTCCTGATTTATCTTATGCCCTTAGAGTACCAGAAAATACAGTAATAACTAGTAATACTAATAATCAACCATTTTTAACTACTTCAGCAATTGATTTTTCAGATACAGGATCTGCAGATATATCTTTTGTAGATAATAATTATTATTTAATAAAAAAATCTACTAATGCTATATCAGCAGATATTAATAGTATAGATATTGAATTTACAGATCCTATAAAATTTAATTCTATTACTATAGATGATGAAAATATTATTCAAATATTGAATGTAACTGATAGTGATGGAAATAGATGGTATGAAGTTCCATATTTAGCTCAAGAAACATTATTTACATCTTCAGTAAATCCAACATCTGGAAGTGACGGGGGTATTAATTATTTACTTTCTCTTAAAAAAGTCCCTAGAAGATTTGTTACACGTTTAAAACCTGATAATAAATTAGAACTTCAATTTGGTGCCGGAATATCAAGTGGTTCATCTGATACTACGCTTCTTCCTACCCCAGATAATGTAAATTTAGGTTTAATACCAAGTGTATCTGATAGAATTGATGATTATAATAAAGCTTCAATTTTTTATACAAAAAGTTATGGTTTGGTGCCTCAAAATACAACTTTAACTATTAAATATTTATCTGGAGGTGGGTTATCTTCTAATGTTGACGTTAATGTATTAACATCTATTGATGTAACTAATATTGATTTCAAATATGCTCCCTCAGATGTTAATATACAAGATATTGTTTTAAATAGTATTATATGTAATAATCCAATACCTGCTACCGGAGGTAGAGGAGGTGATACTATAGAAGAAATTAGATTGAATGCTTTAAATTCATTTTCCTCCCAAAATAGAGCTGTAACTAAAGAAGATTATATTGTTAGAACTTTAAATATGCCTTCAGAGTATGGAAATATATCTAAAGCATATATAACTCAAGAAACATATAATAATACAGGAAATTTAATAAAAGATAATCCATTGAGTTTAGATTTGTATGTATTAGGATATAATTCTTCTAAACAACTTGTTAATGCAAATTCAACATTAAAATCTAATTTAAAGACATATCTTAATGAATATAGAATGATAACCGATGCTATAAACATTAAAGACGCTTTTTATATTAATATAGGAATTAATTTTGATATTTTTGGGGATCCGGGATATAATAGTAGAGAATTATTATCTTCTTGTGTATCTTCATTAAAGTCTTATTTTTCAATAGATTCATGGCAGATAAATCAGCCTATTATAATATCGGAGATTAATTCGCTTTTATTAAAAGTACCTGGTGTTCAATCCATAGGTAAAATTGAAATAGTAAATAAACAAGGTGGAAATTATTCTCCTTATGGGTATGATATACATGGTGCTATTAGAAATGGAATTTTATATCCATCTATAGATCCTAGTATATTTGAAGTGAGATTTCCTGATGTAGATATAAATGGTAGAATAATTACATATTAAAAATGGCTGTATATAAAATATTTCCTGAAAAAGATGCTTCAATATATTCTTATTTTCCATCAAAAAATGCTGGATTAGATGAAATATTAGACATCAGTCTATATTACTCAATATTAAGCACAGCTGAAGTATCTAGAGCATTATTATCATTCCCAAATACTCAAATTTCAGATTTACTAACTAATAAAATAGCATCATCTAATTATAAAGCATACTTAAAGTTATACTTAGCTAATGCTTCTGAAATTCCTTTAGATTATACTTTATATTGCCACCCTATATCAGGATCATGGAACATGGGTATTGGTAGAGCGGCTAATGTTCCTGCTACTACTACGGGAGTAAGTTGGTTTTATAGAGATGTCATGAGTGGAAGTGTATTTAATGCTTCAAATAATGGAGCTACCTCTTCATATTCTAATAATGTAGGTGGTGGTGCTTGGTTTACTGGAAGTAATTTAGTTGCTACTCAATCTTTTACATATGCTACTAATAAAGATATTGAATTAGATGTAACAAATGCTATAAGTTCTAGTTATTATCAAAATGGATTTATTATAAAACATGCTAAATCTTTAGAATTTTCTACAAGTTCATTTTTTGAAACCAAATATTTCTCAGCTGATACTCATACTATATATCCTCCATGTTTAGAATTTAGATGGAATGATTTTATCTATAATACAGGTTCATTATCTACAGTTCAATCCGATAATATATCTATTTCATTATCTAATAATAAGGGAGAGTTCCAAGAAGATTCAGTTAATCGTTTCAGGATAAATGTAAGAGATAAATTTCCTACTAGGACTTTTCAAACATCTTCTGTATATTTAAATAATAAAGTATTACCTACATCTTCATATTATGCTATAAAAGATACTAAAACTGAAGAATTTGTAATCGATTTTGATACTACTTACACTAAGTTATCTGCTGATACAACAGGTAATTATTTTGATTTGTATATGAATGGTTTACAACCAGAGCGATATTATTCGGTAGTTGTTAAATCTGTAATTAGTGGAAGTACAGTAGTATTTGAAGATAATAATTATTTTAAAGTTGTAAGATAATGGCTCAAATTTCATTTGATAAGTCTGTTTTTAGTAAAGGAGAATTTGATAAGTTAATTAATAAGAATTTTAATCAATTAATTAATACGATATCATCCTCCGAAGACACATCATTTACTCTTGATGATTTTTTTCAAATATATGAAAATTTATTTATTCAAATCCCTAAAGAAGATGATATTAATTCCCACAGATATATGATGAATAGATCCGCAGAATATTTAGGAATTAAATTAGCAGATGAGACTGATATTCAAGCATTATTAAATGAAATAACAACATTAAGAAATGATTTGTTAGTTTCTAATAAAACTTTAGCTGAATTAAATAAAAAATAATGGCTGATAATATTAAAATTATAGGAAATATTGGGGATGTTGAACGAGTATCTAGATTTAAACTTGAAGATACTAATTTATTACCTTCTAATAATTTAAAACAATCATTTGGGTTCCAAGATGATTACATTGAGTTTTTTGTTTATGATGAATCTAAAAGTATATCTTACATAGATTATAATTATCGTAACTTCAAATTACCTTCAGAGTCATACATTCAAAATTATGATCAAACCCTTCCATTAATTGAAATAGATCCAATTAATGATTTAACTAATCTAGGATACACCACAGGTACTTTCCAAACCCAATATAATTTTTTTAAACGTAAAATTTCTGATTTTAATAGGGATTTATTTATTGATGAAATATCTGAAGATAGAACAGAAATAAGAATTAATTCATCAACAATCACTTCTGAAGATTTAATATCACAAATCCAAATATTAATAGATGATTTAAACAATTCAACCTACCAGAAATTTTATCTACTAAACTTTACTTCTAATCTTCAACAATTAGCAGTAAATATAGCTATTGATAATACAAATTCAACAGTATTGTTTAAATTATATGAACCGTTAAATGGTTCAATTAATGTTAAAGATACTTTATGGGTAGTTGAAGAAATTATTGAGCCTTATCTATTTAATATTGATTTAGATACTTTAATAGTTTTACCTCCTGTCCCTAAATTAAGACGACCTAATTTTGATGTTGAAATTAATGTAAAAAATATATTACCTACAGGATACGAAAATTATTCTTCTTTAATATCATCATTAACAGGTTCATCATATCATAATGTATTAAATTACCTAAATGATAATTCATATGATTTAAATATTGATTATATATCATTTGCTAATTTTATCCATTTTGGTTCAGCTAAAAAACGATTAGATGTATTTAATTACAAGTTAGGATTAATAGAATCTTATAATAGTAATATTAGTAATATATTATCATCTAATAGTTCTTCTATTGTATTAAATCTTGAAACATCTTCTTTAAAATTAAAAATAGATGATATAATATCTAAATTTGATGGGTTTGAACATTATTTATATTTTGAATCTGGTTCTAAAGCATGGCCTAAAACTACAAATTTAAAACCATATACTAATAGATTTATAGATAAATTATTCTATCAACCAATAACATCATCAGTTTGGAACTTTACTCATAGTTTAAATGAACTCCCAAAAGTAGTATCTATATATTCAGGTTCGGGGCAATTATTAACTACTCAATCATCAACAGTAGGACTTAATACTATATCATTAACATTTAATACTACATCAAGTGGATATGTTATTTTATCATCTCCTAGTACTTTAACTTGGTATGGAAACTATACTTCTTCAGCTGCTAATTATGATGAAGAAAATTTAGATTGGTTATATAATATAATTCCTAACTACATAAAAAACGATCCTGATAATTATCAATCATATTATGATTTTGTAGATATGATTGGGCATTATTTTGATAATATGTGGATTTATATAACTTCTATTAATGAGTTATATAATGCTGATAATAATTTAGAAAAAGGTATATCTAAAGATATAGTATATGATGCTTTAAAATCATTAGGTGTTAATTTATATAACAGTAAAGGTGGAGAAGATTTTAACAACTATATAGAAGGAACTAATAGTGGTAGTATAACATTTGATGATAGTAACCCATCAATGTTTTCAGTAACTAGTAGTTTTTTAAATAACATTCCTAGAAAAGATTTATTATCTGAACTATATAAAAGAATATATCATAATTTACCTTTATTACTAAAAACTAAAGGAACATCTGCGGGTTTACAAAATTTAATAACTACATTTGGAGTTACTAGTAGCATATTTTCTCCAAAAGAATTTGGAGGAACCACTAAATCAGGATTACTTAAAGGATATGACAATGATAAAATAACTATCCAAAATACTATTATTACAGGTAGTGTTTTATCACCATATATATCAGTACAACAACCATTTACATCATCTGAAAATTATACTTCTACTGATTTACATTTTGTTGATTTATCTTTTAGTCCTCAAAATCAATTAAATAAACGTATATCTTCTTCTATTGCTTTAACTAATCCTACATTTTCATTAGATGATTATATTGGTGATCCTAGATTAATAGAATCGTCATCTTATAATCTGTTAGATACTCAAAAAAATAGATTTATCTCATCTAGTGCGGCTATATCAGGAAGTGCTAAACGATTAGATTATAAGGGATTTTTTGAATTGGTAAAATATTTTGATAATAGTTTATTCAAAATGTTAAAAGATTTTACCCCTACTCGAACTAATACTTTAACAGGAATAACAATTCAAAGTCCAATTCTTGAAAGAAACAAAATCAAATCATTCAAACCTAAGTTAAATAATCAAAATATATTTAATGCTAATTATAATGGTCCTATTATTTCTGAAGATAATGATTATTATTATAATAAAATAGGAGGAAATAAATCTGCATTTTATAATGGACAAATTTCCGGTTCATATTTGAATATTAATAATTATTACGAAAATTCAAACCCAAATCCATATTTATTTAATGTTGGTAAAGTTGATTTACATCAATTCAAAAATACTGATTTTAATGTTGTATTAAATAATGTGTCTTCTAGTTTAAAGTCAAATACAAGATTTAAAATAGAAAACATATATGCTACTTATCAAGTATTGGATAGCGGGGCTAGAATATCTTCAAGTGCTGAATTACAGGATAGTTACAGCACATTAATGGGACATAAACGTTCTCGTTATGAAGGGACAAAATTAACTAGTTTAAAATATAATACTTATTCATCTCAATCATCTGCTTGGGCTGGAGATACTTCATTCGGTAAAACAGCAGCTATTGATAATTATTCAAATCAAATAGGTATATTTACCCAAATTAAAGATAATGATTTTTTGGTTTCTCCTCAAAAGAATAATGTAGCTATAAAATATTTAGTTGATATAAATGGAAATCTAACAGAGTTAAATGATCGAAATAAGTACTGGGTAGATGTTCAAAATATGTTTAAAACAGGAACTAAAGGAATTGTTTCTTTGTTTGATTCTCAAAAATTTGCAAACCAAAAAGTAGTTAATGGAAGTAAATTAATATATAATAGTGGGTATGATTATTCACCTATAGTATACAACAGTACAAATGATAGATTATATTTTAAATACACTCCTGATACTTCATTTAGTGTAAAACAATTTAAAATTACTGCAAAAGGTGGTTTAATAAAAGGAGGAGCACCAATTGTATATCCTATAACTAATAACAATGTATATGGTTTATTTGGTAAATCCATAGATATACCTGATCCTAATTCTAATGGTAATTTTAATTATTCAAATAATGGATTAACTCCAACAAGTTTCTCATCATATACTATAGATGCTGATGGTCCTCATCAATTTTCATCTGCCTTTACAATTGGTTTAACTATACCTAATATTGGAGATAAAGTATCATATCAATATAATATAAAAAAGAATGGTAGTTTATTAAATAGTCAACAATTAGATTATACATCTAGAAAAGTTACATATAGTTATATTGGATCTTTACAAGATAATTATCTTACTAAAGATGGAGTATATATCCTTCCAGAAACAGTAACTATAATAGATGGTACTACTGGAGTATCCACAGGCAGATCACTTGCATCAGGTACTACTTTTTATAAAGTAACAATGTATAGTTCAATAACCACATCGATAGTTAATAATGTTGATGTATACAGTGGAACTAATCCTGTAGTTTATTTTATGACTGATACTGATTATAACCAAATAATCACCGCAACTTCAGTTGGCAGCATAAGTGGTAAAGTAGTATATGATGTAACTAATGATTTTCAATCCTACACCCAATATAAAGAAATATCTAGTGATACTACTTTAGCTAATAAATTAAATTTTAATTTAACTACTGATTTCCAAAATTTTAAAAAGAATGATGTAATAAGTTTTGAACTTGTTGAAAGTAACCAAAACCCAATAAATTACACTGCAAGTATAGCAGTTGGTGGTGTGTTAACTAATCAACAGAATGTTAGTATGAAAGGTACTTACCCATATATTACAAACACTACATCCCCATTTATATATGGATCTAATAGTAGTAACACTATAACTTTAAACTCAGAATTAAGTAGTGTGGTGGGATATCAATTTGTTCCTAATGTTGAAAAAAATGAAAGTTCATTATATAATACTTATAGAAATATTGAATATGATTTTAATCCATTATCTGGAGATGTTCTAGTTCTTCATTATACTACAAATAGTCAGCCTAAAGTATTTGAAAGTACTATAATATTTTCTTATAAAGATAGTTATAGTAGATTAAATTTGATTTTATCTTCAATCCTTCCTAGTAGTTTAGCCATTCCTAATTATTTTAACAGTACAATAGACAAATTTTTAATTTTAAAAAGAGTTAAAGATGAAAATAATATAATATTAACATTTGATAAAGACCCAGGAGAAACATCTTTAGGATTTATAATTCCAGAAAATATTAATCCTGATATACTAAAGAATATTGATGTTATCACTAAAGAAGTAAAACAAAAATTAATTGATATGGGAACTTTTGATGGAGGTTCATTTTAATTAAAAAATAATAAAATATATATATTTATACCAAAATAACAGATTATAAACTATGGCAATTCTAGATAATTCTACAGTAACAGTAGATGCTATATTAACCAAAAAAGGACGAGAATTATTAGCACGAAATGATGGTTCTTTTCAAATAACTCAATTTGCATTAGCTGATGATGAAATTGATTATACTTTGTATAATCCAAATCACCCATCTGGATCTGCATTCTATGGTGAAGCTATTGAAGCTATGCCTATGCTTGAAGCATTCCCTGATGAAGCTCAAATAATGAAATATAAGTTGGTAACTTTACCTCGTGGTACTTCTAAATTACCTGTTATTTCTTTAGGATATAATACTATTTCACTACGTCAAGGAGCTTCATTAACAATTACCCCTCAAACATTAAATTATCTAGGTGCTACTTCTACATTTGAAGCTAATGGATATACAGCAACTATTGCTGATGTTAGATTACTTTCAGTATTTAATGGTGTCGGAACTGAAGCAACAACAGCAACCGATACAAATACTACTGTTGGTACTAAATTAAGTAAATCTGTTTTAGGTACCTCATTTACATTGACTGGTACTACAATTAATACATTATTTGGTACTTCATTATCTCAATTATCTACTACTTTAACAGTAATTGGTAGAGATTCAGGTGCTAGAATCACAATTCCAGTAAATATAATCAAAGTAAACAACCTATAACATGTCATTTATACAATATAATCCTGAAGACTCAGTAATAAGTTCAGAAATCATCACTAGAGGGGCATGGACTAACGATAATGCAACTTTAACTACTTTTTACACACCAGATTCTGATTTAGGAACTTCATATAATTTAGATGTATATGATAGTGTAGATGCATCTAATATTCAATTCTCAATCCAATATGCTAATTTAGGTGGTGTTGGATATTCTCCAATAAATTCAGCTGTTACAACAACTACACCTTCCCGTATTAATTATGGACAGTATAGAAGTTTAATATATAATGATGAAAATAGTTCTTTTAGATTTGGAACAACAACAGCAACATCATTTTGGGCTTTATCAATTGCTCGTGCTAGATTTAAAGAATCTATTAAGCCTGGTTCTATTACATTAAAACTTTCAGGAACTGGGTCTGGTTTAGCATCATTACAATTAACTGATGACAGTATAATAAGTGGTTCTATTACTAATTTTATTGGTTCTAATCGTTACTATACATTAATTTCTGGTAGCGCAGGTACAGCAGCAGCAACTCAACTTCAAGGCGTTAGCGGAAGTTACGGATTAGTATTCCCGGATTTAGGAGTTATTTTATTGAATCCTAAAGCTTTAAGTCAAGTATCTTCTAGTGGTGGAATTGGATTAACTGAAGTTGGTGGAAGTTCTGGAGGAAGTATGAGTACACTATTTAATAAAATATATACTGGTTCATTATTTACGATGCAATCACAAGAAACCGTGTCATCACGATATTTCTTTACTAGAGTTAAAAATAACGATTTTAATTATACAACAAACCCATCAATTATAAATGATAGTGGTAGTTTATTATACGATACATTAATCGATAATCCACAAACATATGTAACTACTGTTGGTATGTATAATGACAGTAATGAGTTATTAGGTGTAGCTAAATTGTCACGTCCATTAATTAAAGACTTTACAAAAGAAGCACTTATAAGAATTAAATTAGATTATTAAAATCAATCAATATAAATGGCTTCATTTAAAAGGTTAAAAAGATCAGATGTAATATCTGTACCATATGTAGCTAATAAAAGATGGGTTTTTGATTATGGTCTTTATCCAAGTGATGATCAATATATAAAAATCTATAAAGGAACCAACTTAACTGGTTCCTTTTCATTAGACACTGATCCGGTTACTGAGGGTAAATATGAAAGACTATTATACTCTCAGATAAATCATTTATTTTACCAACAGTATTCATCAAGTAATAATATATTAAATACTAGTTCTTTAGTATCTTCTTTATATTATGATGGTGCTTCATCTAATAAATTAACAGGATCGGATTTTAACTATAATGATAACCAATCATTAATTAAATTGTTCCCAACTGGGTCAGATGAAGGGATTCGAGTAATATCAGTAAATAAAGATTTATATGGTCAACAAATATTACCATATGCTTTTGAATTATCATCTTCGGCTTATTTCATAAAAGATGATGGTATTGGGAATTTAATTGATTTTAAAAATTCTAGTTCTTATATAGGAAATATATTTTATTCTCATGGATTAGCTATTATAACAAATCAAGAATATCAATCATTATTCCCACTTCCACCACTTTCTTCTAAAATTGTAACTACATTTCCTACAAGCAGTGCTTCAAAATCAATCAATATTGTATCTAATGTTAATGGAAGGGGAGGTTTATTATTAACAGGTTCTATAACAATAAGTAATACAGGTTCTTTTAGTGTTAATGGTAGTGGATCATTAATATTAAATGAAACCAAAGTTGGAACTTATTATACACTATATAATATAAGCAGTTCATTTACTGGAAGTATATACAGTGGTTCTTATTTAATAAGTAATACCTCCCAAATTACAGCATCTATATATAATGACTATAGTGCTCCAACTCCTACCCCAACTCCAACTCCAACACCGACTCCAACTCCAACATTATATGTTGTTTCTGTAACTCAACCAAACCCACCAATAAGTGCTAGTATAGTTAATATAAATAATATAATACCTGCACCACCTACTAATGTAAGTGTTAGTTGTTTATATCCAAATGCTTTATCAATTACATTTACCCAACCTTCTCCTTATACCCCTACAAATGGATATATTATAGGATATAGAAGAGCAGGATCTAAAAGAACACATACTGAATTTAGTACTTCTACGTTTTTTCAAATTCAAATAAGTGGAATAACATATGGGGTAAAATATGAAGGATATATAAAATCATTTAGTGGAAATGGGTTGGTAAGTGAGGCTCTTTCTTGGTATCATGAATGTCCTGCACCTTAATATTTATATAAAATAAAATAATATGATTTCAATATCTGTTTCGTGGAATGTTCCTTTAACTCTTGAACCTATTCAAGGATACGTTGTTGGGTATAGAATAAGTGGATCTGCTGATACATATAATGAACTTCCTGTTGTTTCTGAAACTAATATTACTATCAATGGGCTACAAACAGGTGTTAATTATGAAGGATATATAAAATCATTTAGTGGAAATGGTATATATAGTAGTAATACTACTTGGACTCATACATTTTCTTTACCAACTCCATTACCAACACCCACACCAACTCCCACCCCTACACCAACTCCTACATCAACTCCAACTCCTTCCCCAACACCTACTTCCACCCCAATCCCCGCAGTTCCTACTCCTACTCCAGTCCCCGGACCAACTTCCACCCCCACTCCAACTCAGTTGCCTGTAAGATATACTTTAATAAAACAAAATGCAGGCCAAGATATAATCCCAACCGTAACAACTACAGCTAATAAATTATCTACAGTAGCCGACCCATCAGTAAATAATTTTGTTGGTCTTTCAGATGTTGGGTTTGAGGGATGTTGGAGGGTATCATTAATAGAAGAAGGTATAGGTTTACGAACTATAAGTGCTAGTTATGGGACTGATAGTTTATGTGCAATTCCTCTTGATTCAGTTACCCCAACTCCTACTCCTACTCCAACCCCAACGCCTACACCAACATCAACTCCTACACCAACTCCAACATCGGTTGCATGTCCTAATGGATGTGGTTCGTCATTAAGTGATTCTTGGCCTTATGATACATTTGCAATTCAAACTAAATGTTTAAACTTTTCAAATAGAACCATAGGTGATACTATTATTATCTCAGTTCAAGCTCAAGATAGACCTAATAAATTTGCTATTCGTAGAAATGGGGGAGTAGTAGCGTATACTGATTGGCTTGGTTTTGCTAATTACGACGGTCCTTGGGGATCATCTCTTAATAATGGAGGATCTGGTACTTTATCTACTACATACCAAGGTGGAGATTATGAACTTATAGTAGATGTGGGACCTGGCAATGGAACTGGAGATGCATGGGATGCTAATGTATCTTGTGGTAATGCTCCTACACCAACTACAGCTCCTCAAGCATCACTAGGTAAACGTCTTAGATTATGTGATACTAGTTTTGATGGATATTATACACCTACATTAACTACAGCACAAACTTTTAGAAGTTATGGGGGTGAATGTTACGTAGTTGGGGAAGATGTATATGTTATTGGTGGTTTAACCCCAATATATGGTGATGAAGGCGCTTGTAGTTGTGAAAGTAGCAACAATGTAGTATAATATAGATATGAATATAATTAATATAAATAA